CCAGCACATTGAACCTGCCAGCGTTTGATGAGCAGACGTTCACACCTCAAGAGTTTAGCCAGATGCTGATTGAGTATGCTCCGAGATTAAGAGGTATGACTTGTTACCCTGACGGTGCCAGAGGTGGTCAGCCATTGACAGCAGTGCCATACAGCATTGCTAAAGAGGCAGAGGGTATGGTGTTTGATGAGACTGAGGAGAAATGCGCTGGAGGAATTTGTGGATTATAAGGAGGATAGATGACAAGATTAACTGTGAAACCTATTAAGGGACCAGTAGAGAAGGAAGAGGTTGTGACTGAAACAGTTGCTGAGATTACTGTAGTTGCAGAGGAAGAGGCTGTTACTTCTGATGTAAAGGGCGAAGTTATTGAAGATCCATTAACTTACAATATTGGTGAGTCTGACTACTCGGATCATAAGATCCAACCTTGGAACATATGGGAGGAGTATGCTCTTGACCCGTGGGAAGCTGATATTGTTAAACGTATCTTGCGTACCAAGAAGGTTAAAGGGATGACAAAGAAGGCTGCACGATTGCTTGACTACGAGAAGATCATACACATCTGCAAGTTCAAGATTAGCCAGATAGAACGTAACGGACTCTAATTTAAAGGAGATAACTTAATGAATATTTTCGAATTACTTGGACTCCATTCTGAACATCGTATCAAAGATAAAGTAACTATGAAAGTGAAGCATTGGGCTGAGGTTCCTGAGTCTAAGAAACTTAAAGAGGGATCATACTATGGTCAAGTAAAAAAGGATGGTATCTTTTGTCACGTTGTTAAGTACAACCATGAGTATTACCTGTTCTCAAGAACTGGTATGTTGTTATCTAATACATCCCATCTTGTTCACCAGCTAATGATATGGGGTCGTGACTTAAAAGAGGGTGTTTATATGACTGAGCTTTGCTGTGACTCATGCAGTCTTGAGGCTCTATCTGGAATCTTCAACCCTAACAGAGTGAAGCCATTAGATAAAGATCAAGACCAGTGGAGATTAAGCTCTTACTTAGCTTTCCATGACTACATCTCTATTGAAGAGTTTGTGTCTGGAAGATCAGAAAGAACCTATGGAGATCGTTATCTATTTCTCAAAGCAATCCTTCCTATGGAGCTTTATCTTATTAGCTCCTATTTGGTTGATGTTGACTCTGTTGATGAGTTTGCTGAGTATTACATAAACCATGATGAAGAGGGTGTAGTCCTAAAAAGAATTGATGAGGTCTGGGTGGCTAGTCATAAAGGGTATCGGATGATGAAAATCGTTCGTGGTATTGACTATGATCTTGAGTGCATCGGAGTAGAGGAGGGAACAGGAAAGTACAAAGGAAAGGCAGCAAATCTTATCTTTAGGTGGAAAGGTGGAAAGAAGATTAAAGCAATGCCAGGTAAGGGTTGGACGCATGAGGATGCAGAGATTGCTTGGTATGACTATCATCATAATAACTTATGTAATCCAATTGGAAATATATACAAGGTACACGCTCTCCAAGAATCCAGTAAGGGCAAATTAAGACTTCCGAAGGTCAGAGAGCGCCGCTTTGATAAAGAGGAGGCTGACTTTTGATGAACTATGAGGTCTTCAAGAAAGTCCTTGAGTGCTTAGAGTCAGGTAAAGAGCCTACCTATGCACTCAGACAAGCGGCTGAAAGAGAGAAGATCAATGTAAATGAACTTAAGAGAATAGTAGGAGAATATAATAGTGAACAAACTGAAACGGTCTATGGCAGGGATGCCAGCAAGAGCTTCTTCGACTACGAGGAATAATCAGGATGTTATACCTGTCATCACACCGGATACCTTTAAGGTACTGATGGATATCCTGTCTCCTATCCCTGTTAACCACACATCCAGCCATGCGGATATGATTAAAAATGTAGTACTTGAAGAAGCAAGGAGGAAAATTGAAGCCATATACAATAAGGATAGCTATTGAACTTGACATGATGCAACTCATTGAAATTGCAAAGGAGTACATTGAGGAGGCTGATCGGTGGAGTGGTCATGAATATAACGAGAAGAAAGTAATTGATTACTGTATCCATGCCATAACCAACAAGAGTCATAACATCTTCTTAGCTGTTGACTCCGAGAGTGGCAGAATTTTAGGTTTCTTCTGGGGTTGTATCACAGGTCAGGTGTGGTCAGATGATCCTATCGGACAGGAGATGTTTATGTATGTCCGTAAGGAAGCAAGGGGTAATGAGGTTGGCAGGAAACTTGTCTCTGCTTTCATAAAGTGGTGCAAGGTGTCTGGATGTAAGAGTGTACACTGTGGCGCTCACTCCGGCATCGACAACGACAAACCTGCCTCCTCTATGTATAGGTCATTAGGCTTTAAGCTTGGTGGCTACAACTTTAATATGAAACTATAAGGAGGTTAACTTATGGGTGTTTCTTCACCAGAAGCGGCTGATCCCGCTAAAAGACCTGAAAGGGTCGTTGAGACAAAACCGGAAGACATTGTACTCGGTAACAGTTCCGATGAGACTTCGGACATTAAGATACAAGGTAAGAGAGCTTTGATCAAACCCTCTGGTGGTGCGGCTGCTGGTAGCACTGGATCTGGACTGAACGTATAATATGCTTGAGTCCCTGCTAAAGAAGGTAAAGCAGGGTATCGGGACTGCATTAGACCTTGGGGATAGGGAATCCTGTCTCCAATCTACAAGGAACCAGTACCTTGATAGAGGTCGTGAATATGCCAGGTTTACTTTACCCTATATCTTACCTGACAATGACGACAAGAATAGAGGTGCCGATGCAAATCAGCATGGGTTCCAAGGCATTGGCGCTCAAGCTGTTAACCACCTCGCTAACAAGCTGACCACAACTTTATTCCCAATCCAACGGTCATTCTTCAAACTTGAATTTGATGATGTTGCTAAGCAAACCCTCATTAATAGTGGATATGACCCTACTGAGTTATCAACACTCCTGATTAAAGCTGAGAAGAGAGCAGAGACACACCAGACCAAAGCAGCAGCAAGGGTGGCTTATGTAGATGCTTTTAAGAGCTTACTTATAGCTGGTAATGTATTAATGTATCTGCCCAAGAATGGGAACCTACAGGCAATTAAGCTTGACAGATATTTCACCAGGAGAGACACATCCGGCAGGCTTGTTGAGCTACTGATCAAGGATAAGAAAGCATTCTCAGCTATGTCTAAGTCTGTTCAAGACCAGCTAAAGAGGCTCAAAGGACCAGGAGTGTGCAAGAAAGATGATGATGTCACCTTGTATACCTGGGTTTACCGAATTGATGAAGACACTTTCGGAGTTACTCAGTCTGCTCTTGGTGTTCAGATCAAAGAATGGCAAGAGATACCGGCAGAAGATATTCCGTGGATTCCTCTTATGTTCAACCACACCAACGGCGAAGACTATGGTAGAGGTTTGGTAGAGGATCACGCAGGTGACTTCTTTGTTATTGAATACTTATCTGAGGCTGTGGCTAAAGGTATGGTACTCATGGCAGATATAAAATACTTCTTACGTCCAGGCTCTATAATTGACTTGGATGAGGTAGCAACTTCTCCTATTGGAGAGTGGTTGAGAGGTAACATTGAAGATATCGGCATCTTGCAACTTGCTAAGTATGCTGATTTCAAGCCAATCTCAGAGGTTCTTACTAAGTATGAGAGACGTATAGGTCAAGCATTCCTTATGAACTCTGCTGTCCGTAGAGATGCAGAGCGAGTTACAACTGTTGAGTTACGCATTGATGCCCAGGAGCTTGAGACTTCTCTTGGTGGTGTCTATACATTGCTGGCTCAGACTATGCAATCTCCACTTGCTAAGATCTATCTTAAGCAGATTGGTTTCCCATTTCCTGATCAAGTAATACCCGAGATCGTAACAGGCCTTGCTGCCCTTGGTAAGGTTGGAGATCTGGATAAGATCAAGCAGTTCACTGAGATGATGCAATTGCCTCAAACATGGCCCTTACCTGTTCAGGAAAGAACCAAGTGGGATGTGTATGCTAAAGAGGTTGCTGCAGGCCTATCAATGGAAATGCCATGGATGATGACGGATGAAGAGTACCAGGATAAACAGCAAGCTCAAGCCCAAGCTCAACAAGCCCAGACAATGACAGATGCAATGGCCGGTGCCGCTGAGAAAGCCGGTCCTGAAATGTTACAACAAGCAATGCAACAATAACTTAAGGGTGGCCTAACAAGTCACCCATAAACAAGGAGGATATTATATGTCAGAAGAACTTAATCAAGAACCTGTTGTGGATCAGGCAGCAGTTGATCAGACACCCTCTGTTGATGCTATTGATACAGCCTCAGACACGCCGGTAGATCAAAATCCTGCCGATTCTACGGACGTTAAGGATACAGAGGATGTCAAACCAGGGGAACAGTCAAACCCCCCTCATACGGAAGAATTGAGGACCGATAAATTTGAATATCAGGGTGCCATGGTTGATGTTGTCATACCTCCAGATATGGCTAATTTTGCCCAGGAAGCGGGGTTTGATGCCATGGAGATAGCCAAGGAGATGTATTCTCCCGAAGGGCTGTCAGAGGACACCAGAAACGCCCTGAATGAAGCGTTTGGAAAGTGGCAAGTAGACCTGTTCCTTGACGGTGTTGCAGCTAAGGATGCCGCAACTATGAAAGCATTTACGGAAAGCCAGGAAAGTGCCAAGGCAGCAGCAGAAACCGCATGGAATGATACACTGGAGTTGATGGGTGGGGAGGACAGATGGGCTGATCTTAGTGCCTATGCTGAGAAGAACCTCTCAGAGGACGACATTGCCGAATTTAACGAGGTTATGAAGAACGGAACCTTACGGATGCAGAAGCTTATGATCCAAGATTTATGGAGCCAATTTGACAGCGCAGGAAAGCCTCCTGCTCCGGCAGAGTTAGACCTTGAAGACGGAAGTAATCAAGCTCCTGCGTCATCCGGTGGTTCTGTCTCTCAGGCTGAATACCTCGCATCATTCCAGAATGGTGAATATGCAAAAGATCCGGCAGGTTGGGATGCCCGTAGACAAGCTGGAATCGCCAAAGGTATCTGACGATGCACGGTCCTTGAATAATTAGGGACCAGTATAGAAGAGCAATAAGAAATAATAAGAAATTAAAGAGAGGTAAGAGAGTATAGAGAGTTAAGAGATTCTATCTAAGTTAGAGCATGTAAGTCAACTTACTTATATACCACTTACCTCTGACCCCTATTAACATATATGTAAAGGAGGAATTAACTATGTCTGGATCTACTATCAATCCTGTTGTAAATCCTGCCGTAGGTGCTGATGTCCCTACTCTGTTGATTGAGAAGTTTAACGGAGTTGTCCACCAGCAGTACCTTAAAGGCGAAAACCTGCTTGGTAAATTCACCGTGCAGGATGTTGTCGGAACTAACATCGTTTCCGATAAATATATGGGTGAGACCAAACTAACCACCCTTACTCCCGGTCAGGAACCCGAAGCTACTGACCCTCCCGAGTTCAATAAGAATGCCCTGGTAGTTGATACCATCGTCCTGGGCCGTAACACTGTCCATACTCTGCATGACATTCAGAATGACTTTGAAGTTATGACCAAACTGGCTACCAATCAGATGGGTAAGCTTAAGACCCTTGAAGATCAGATGGTTGTTCAGCAGCTTCTGGCTTGCGGTCTTACGGGTGGTGCTTACTCCCCGATTGCAAACACCATTACTGGCGGTATCTCCCGTGTGACAGGACAGGGTGTAGCTGTAAAGGTTGCTTTGAAAGATGACTACTCTCAGGCACAAGACCCTTATCAGCTTGTTTCCGCTATTGAGATTGCCTTGATGGGTCTGGTTACTCAGAGAGTTCCTATGGCTGGATTGTCCGTCATCGTGCCTGTTGCTGAGTTTGGCCTTCTGGTTGACTACGGATTTATTGCTCAGACTGAGGGTGGAAGTAATGAGACCACTGGAACAAGCTTTGATGCTAATCTTTCTGGTCGTCTTAAAGGTTGGAATCTTCCTGTTATGGGTTCTGTTGAGTTCACGCAGATGAAGATCAACCCGCATGATGGTGAAACTCATCACAAGCTGTCCAATGACAATAACGGGAATCGTTATGATGTTACCGATACCATGAAGACGGCCCAGGCTATTATCTACGGACCTGATGCGCTACTATGTGGTCGCACCATTGGTCTCCAGTCTGACATCTTCTTCGATAAGAAGACGAAAGGTTACTTCTGTGACTCTTGGCTGGCCGAAGGTGCCACTACTGGCAGGTATGATAACTGTGCTGTTGTTGTATCTGATGCTGCAGCGGACAACACTGATGTATTGAACAAGGCCAAAGGCAAAGCCAAAGCTACGAAACAGTACAGCTAATCAATAATACGCCCACTACTTTCATTAGAGAGTGGTGGGCTTTTTCGTAAGGAGGATATATGACAGCTTTACTAACTGCTATGAATGCTTGCCTCTCCGGTGTTAGTTTGTCTCCAGTATCAGATGAAAATGACTCCGACCTGGATGCTTCTCAGGCAAGGACTACCATAGAGAGAATATCAAGAGAGATACAGCAAAGAGGTTGGTACTTCAACGAGGAACCTAACTGGAACATGGCACCTGACAGCAGCACAGGACAGATTGTTGCACCTGCCAATGCTTTGTCAATGATTACAGAAGGCCAATCAAGAGGATTACAACTTGTTATGAGAGCAGGTAAGATCTATGACATGATTAACCATACTTATGACTTAACTGACATTGCCAACTATGAGGTTGGCGGAGTGTTGACAATTCAAATGACTTTCACTATTTACCTTGAGTTTAACGACCTTCCGCCTACAGCACAAAAAGCTATCATGTATACCGCTCGTAGGCAGTTTGCCCAGGATCTTGAGGTAGATGATAGCAGGTGGAAATTCCAGAAGCAAGAAGAGGTAGACGCTATGTATGCCCTTGAAGTTGAGGACTCAAGGAATAGAAAGAGAAATCAGATCTATGATAACCCTAACGTACAAGCTTTCCTTGCAAAGGCTGGAGGATACAATGCCTACTCAAGAAGGCTTGATGTATTCCCCAGACGTAATACTTACTAAGGAGGTGCAATATCACATACATAACATCGAATCAAGGTAGGCCAATTCAAGGGGTCTCCCAACAGCCTGAGAAGAACAGATACCCTGGACAGTGTACTTTGTCTGAGAACTTTAGACCGGATATTGTACGAGGTCTGATAAATAGACAAGGCACATACAAGACAGGAGAGTTCTCAGGAGCAACACAAAACCCTTTATCTAAGTGGCATCACTATGTAAGGGATGAAGAAGAATATTTTATAGAAATCTCTCCTACTGGATCTCTAAAAGCCTGGTCTCCTAATGGAACACAACATACAGTAAACCTGGAAAACAACCCTGAAAATTACCTTGCAACTCCTAACCCTGCATCTGACATAGTAACCTGTACCATAGGAGATTACACTTTCCTTATTAATAAAAAGGTGTATGTAGGGGAGTCGACAGAGAAGAGCCCTCAGCTTGCGAATAAAGCTATAGTGTATGTTCAATTTAAAGACTATAGCCAGACTACAATTATATCAATAGACTCCACAGTAGTGTCTTCACACACATCTAAAGATGGAGGCGCTGCTTCTCAATCTGGATCAGTTGTTCCAAAAACAGTAGCTGCTAAGCTATATGATGGACTATTAGGTGGGTCAGGAAATACCTCTACGGAAGGAATCTGGTCAGGAACTGATATTTCAGGTGATTTTAACTTAGCTTTAGATGATAACTGTGTATACATATCAAGAAAAGATGGTGGAAGTTTCAGTATACAAGTAGATGATAGTGTTGATGGCTCAAACGCTGTTGCCATTTTTAAAGAAATTGAACAGACAACGCTTCTCCCTAACAGAGCTCCTATTGATTTTAAAGTTAAAGTTAACCCACCAGGCGGTAATACAACTGAGAATGCTTCTTTCTGGCTCCAGGCAACTACAACATCAAATGAATCAGGAAATACATTAACTTGGAATGAAGTAATAGCCCCTAATATAAAATTAGGTATGGATTTGTCAACTATGCCATATGTTCTTGTACGTGAGAGTATATCCGGTGGGGTTGCTACATTTACACTAAGACAAGGGGAATGGCAAAATAGAGATGTTGGAGATGATAGAACAAACCCACTCCCATCTTTTGTAGGAGATCAGATAAAGTCAATAGGTATAATGCAAAATAGGCTTTACTTTACTGCTGGTGAGGCTGTGATTATGACAAGGTCAGGTAACTTCTTTAACTTCTTTCGAGAGACAGCACAGGCATCTCTTGACACAGACCCTATAGACATCTATGCAGACTCTGAGCAGATCAACTATTTAGAGGCATCCGCTGGATTTGATGGTGACTTTGTGTTCTTCTCTGAGACTGCTCAGTTCTTGCTACCCGGTGATAAGCAATTGACCAGTGCCAATGCAGTTCTTAGAAAGACTACGGAGTTTGAGACAATAACAAGCGTTAAACCTGCTGTATCTGGTGATAGTATCTTCTTTGCTTTTAATTATGGTAGGTTCATTGGTATTAGAGAGTACTTCACTGATTCATTAACTGACACTAAGCGAGCAAGACCAATAACTGATCATGTCAACGAATATATAGAGGGACAACCAACCATAATGGTTACGTCTTCTAATATCAACTTGCTTCTAATTAAAGCAGAGGCTGATAATGTACTTTACACATATGACTGGTTATGGCAAGGGACAGATAAAGCTCAATCTGCATGGGGTAAGTTGGTTTTCTCAGACGATGTTAAGATATATCACCTGTCCTTCACCACTGACAAACTTAGGATAATTCTAAGCCGTAATGGAGGTTATGTTCAGTGTGAAACTATAGATGTTGGCGATGCTAATTCAGAAGGTCTTCCTTTCCCGGTTAGGGCAGATAGCATGTCTGTTGCTACTTTCACGTGGGATGAGACAGGTGAGGTATGGAGAACACCAGACATACTTCCTGATGAGGGTGTTGACAATATAAAGATTGTCAGGTCAACAGACTGTTACGAGTATGAGCTTGGCGCTCTTGTCAATTTTGAGAGAGATGGAGATGAGTTGATTTCTTATGACGACTTATCAGATCAAAGCACATGCACTGTAATCATTGGAATAAAGTACACTTGCAAATATATACCAACTAATCCAGTAGCTAAGGACCAGAACAACCAGGCTCTTAACTTGGATAAGATGATAGTTGGAGCTTTCTATGTCAACTATAATACATCGGGAGAGATTACATCTCAGGTGATAGATAACTACGGCAATGTCCGAGAGGTAGAACACAGTAATAGAACTCTTGGTGGTCCTGAGAATATTGTTGGATTTGCACCTCTTGTTGAAGGGCAACACAGAATACCTATCAGGAAGAGATCAGATCAATATACATTACAGTTAATCACAGATAGTCATGTACCTTTGCAGGTTAGTGACTTCTCATTCAACGGAAACTTAAATAGAAGAGGGAGACGTATATAATGGCAGTAAGTACAACCACTGCACTAATCATTTCTGGTGTTACTGCTGCTGCCCAAGCTGCTGCAAGTTATGCTCAGTCAAAGTCTGCTGCTGACGCTCAAGAAGAATATAATAAGCAGTTAGAGAAACAGGCTACTGAGTCATACAGTGAGCTTGATAAGCAGGAGGCAGATGCGATTGAAGCAAGCCATAAAGAATCCCTGCAAGCTCAGAGAGAATATATGAAAGCAAGGAGTACAATTGAGCTTCAAGCTGCTGCTACAGGTACTTATGGTCAGTCCATTGACGTGGCTATTGAGGATTTGAACACTGGTCTTGGTCAGAGGATGGCAGATATAACTTCTCGTAGAGAGATGCAATTGGATAACATCGACACTCAAGCTAAGAATATCAGAAATCAGGCAAAGGGATCAAGTGACTATACTATTCAGCCGCCTGCTTTCTACTCTGCTGGACTCTCAGGTCTTAGTACATTCAGTCAGGTGTATGGTATGACAAGTGCAGTAAGTACATCATCCGCAGAGGGTGCCGCTGCTAATCAGTGGGACTCAAGCACATTTGCTGGTAGGCAGAGAATTAGTGCAGGTAATTATGATTGGTAATGATTGATAAACAAGGAGGTTAAATGGCGAAACCCACAGAGAGAGAAAGAGTAGCGAATCCTTTCAGCATGGGGCCGTCACCTACTAATCAGCCGGGGAGATTAATGGAGCAGAAAGTTCCACTCCCCAAGGCTGCATTTCAGGACTTTGACAAGGGTACAGCTATGGTTGATGCTCTTGTCAGTTTTGCTGGTGTAGGTGCAGATCAGTATGTTAAAAGGATGAATAAGAAGATTGAGGAGGATAAGATAATCCAATCAGGTTTGGCTATTGCTGGAGCAAGACCAACTGATGATGCAACTGTCGCAGGATACCGTACTCATGCTGCTGTTACTTTAAAGAGTCAAATACTTGAATCTCAAGCTAAGCTTAACCAACTGGCGCAACAAGGACTTGATGATGATCAGTGGGATAAGGCAGTAAGAGATGAGTATAAGAGAGTTGATAAGTACCTCCTTGATAATTACTATAACTATACTACTGACACTGAGATGCAGAAGCTGGTTCCTATTTCTTTCAGGGAAGCTATGCCTCAGATTGTAGCAACAAGAGAAGCTGATAAAATTGAGAGAGAGATCCAGACAAGAATTAATGATGTATCTGATTCTTTAATCAGTATGGATACAATTGATGCCCAGACTGGAAATGCTATTCCACCTGATCAACTTGCTGTAAATATGGATAGGTTGGTCAAAGGGTTACAGCTTACTTCTTCTCAGAAGGACCAAGCGATTGAGGATGTTATCATAACTTCCAGATCAAGTAAGCTAATTGAAGCGGCTAAAATTTGGAAGGGAGACAGAAAGACTTCTTTATTTGATAGGAGCGCTAAACTACAGAAGCTTGAAGAGAGCCTTGAAAATGAGAGGATCAGTCTTAGTGCTGTGTCTATGGCCACTGAGCTTGATGGATACAAAGACCAGATACTTGGTGGAACTCTTTCAATGGAGGATGGTCTTAGGATCATAGATAAGCGGAACAAAGAACTGAATGGAAGGTTTGTTAGTAAAGGTTGGATTAATGACCTGCATAATCAGTTTGATAAGATAACTGCTGCTAATTACAGACAGCAGGAGATAAAGAAGATCTTATCAGATGTTCAGATGTCTGACTCTTCATTCGCAAAGCCAAAAGAGAGACAAGCTGGTTATGAAAGCATCTATCAGGATAACATCAACCGAGCTATTGAGTCTGCCAAAGCTTACAAACCGGAGGAACGAGATGCATATCTCCAGAAGAAAATGAGCGTGGCAGTAGCCAGGGTTGCAGATATGGCTGTTGCTAAGAACGATGTGGTTGACTCATTCGTATCCGTGCTTGCTAATCTTGCATCCTCCAATGTAGCAGCAAGAGAGCAGACTGGACCTAACGGAGAGCCTATACTTGACAAGACCACTAAGCAAGGTATTCAGATCTTTAACGCCTTACCTTCTATGGCTAAGTATAAGCACTTGGAGAAGTTAGGTGGCAAGGAAGCCAGAACACTTAGAGCATTCATGGCATATAGAGATCGTGAGATAGCTGAGCCTCAAGCCCTTAAGATGGCTCAATCATTTATGACTAATCCATTCTTAGCTGATAATAAACGTATCACGGCAGGGGTAGAGGATGTCAGAAGCAATCTCGAGTTCCTATGGAGACCTGACTTTAATAATAATCAAGAGGCGTATCTTGAGTCTGAGATAAGAGAACAGATTGCTCTATCTCCAGAGCCTGATGATGATTCCAATGTTGACTTAGTCACTGAATATTTCAACAAGGGATGGACTACTGCCGGTCATCTTAGGCTTAAAGGCAGTCCTGGTTATCTGAGTACAGAGATAGGTCTTCATGTTGATAAACTTGATAAAGCAATGGAGGGGTTTGTATGGTCTCAGAAGTCTATCTGGGAGCCTCAGTTACAAGCCCTCGGATTAGATGAGGATGATGTCTTCCCAATCACTGACCCTAAGCGTGGAACTATTCAGATTGTTGCAAGAAGCAAAGCCATGAACTCTAACGTCTATCTTGGTAAGCCAATGGCTCTATCCGAGATTAGAAAGTATGCTGAGCAGTACAAGGAACACCAGCAGAAGCTGGCCGATAAAGCAATGAAGGAAAGCTGGTTGATTAACCAAGGAGGGATTTTATATGATAAACGATATCCTAAACTCAATAGGTAGCTTCCTCTCAGGAGGTGGCGACCCAAAGACAATAAGGAGTAGTATTCTTGATGCGTTATCGAACGATGACATACTTGAGCAAGATACCATGGATGCGAAACCGCAGGAAGACCCAGGTATTAAACAGCCGTTATTGCCAGAAGTGGCAAGATTCAGCAACCAAACAGGATTTGAGGTTCCAGACTATGAGGACGCTGAAAGCACAGAGAACCCACTGGAGCCTTTCTTTAAAGTTGACACACGGCCTGACTCAGTTATTAAAGCTGAGCGCGATCGTCAGCTTGCTGATGCTGGCATTGCTGAACAGGACATCGTTGAGGACAGACTTGGACTGACTCAGAACCGTGGTCAAGCTATGAAGGAGTACATTGACCGCATAAAGAAGCTGGAAAACCCAGAAAAGAAAGGGTTTATAACTGAGGGTGGAGTTGGCAAGTTTATGATGTTCAAGTCCATTGATGAAGCCAAAGTACCTGGCTTGTCTGAGTATGAGATTGGTTATGGTATCAAGGTAAAAGATGACTGGTTAAAGCCAGATAAGACCAAATGGACTAAGATCAATGGTGTGTATGTTGATGTTACAAAAGGACTGACTGTGGAGCAGGTAGATACTCTGCTTGAGAACAGAGCAGGGAAGGACAGAGCCGTTGCATCTTCTCTACTTAACAAGTGGGGTGACATGACTGAGCAAGAGAAATCAGCTTGGACAGATCTTACTTACAATGGAGGTTCAAAGGCAATCAGGATTAATAAGAATGCCAGAGCAGCAGCTAACAAAGGATATACCTTGGAAGGGTTAGTCAAGTTGTTTGATTACATCCGTGCAGGAAAGAACAGATACCGAGGGCTGTTGAAGCGTAGGATAAATGTCTACAACAAAGCTGCTCTTTCTGTTACTGGTGCGCCTATAGTTGAGGAGTACAAATGGGGAGCGGAGGAAGTCATGGTCAAGTTTAGTTCAAGCTTAAGGAGCGAGAAGTTCAGTAAAGCTTTCAGTGATAAAATAAACAAGAAAGATGGATGGTATACTGTACCTACAAAAGGTGAAGGTAAGAGCAAAACCTTTAAGGTAGGAGATGGTTATCAATTTGAATAAGGAGGTAATTTGGTAGACTACTATGACAACATAGGGCTAAGTGAACAGCCTATATCGGCTGACGTTAGATTCTTAGTTGATCAGGGTAGGGAAAAAGATACAGACTTCCTGGGAGCAGCTTTCCAGGAAGCCATGTCACCCTTTGCTATGAAACGGATCTATGATAGAAGATCATCTCAGTTTCAAGCTGACTCTGATTGGGCTATAACGGAGGATATTAAGAAAGATCTTGATCTTAATTATAACCAAAAAGAAACTGATTACTTGACACAGTCCAGATCAGAGAATGAGTTTCTGTCAAGAAAGAAATATATCCAAGAAGACAGAGACCGTATGATGGCTATTGGTCAGGCGGGTGGAAAAGGAATCTTAGCTAACATGGCTTTCTCACTCTTTGATCCTGTTGGTATAGCTGCTGGTGCGTTAACTGGTGGTCTTGGGTTTGGTGCCAAGGCTACTGGACTCGCCAAAGCTGCAAGGGTTGGTCTACTATCTGGCTTAGAGAATGCAGCAGTTGAATCCATCTTGATGCAAGGTAATACTCAATCTGAGGCTACTGATCTGATAACAGCGTTTGCTGGCGGTGCAGTAATCGGTGGTGCTATGTCTCCCTTCTTCCACACCAGGAAGCCTGGAGCAGCTAAGCTTATTGATGATGCGGAACACTCACTAAGAGCAGATGCTGAGAACTTTGTATCCAGTGAGGCTATTAAGGGGTTTGATCACCCAACCTCTGGCTATGATATGCCGAAGGTTCGGAGACATATTAATACTCGCCAGATAGAATTGGAGAGAGCTTATGACTCAGGTGCTGCATGGTCAAATAGAAAGATTGGTGAGACCAAAGCTAAGATCAAGAAGCTTGAAGCAGAAGTAGCCGCAGAGGATGTGAACATGCGTAATGCTCAAAAGTCTGTAGAGTTCCATAGGAATAAAGTTCTTGATGAGCAGAGAGCCTTCATCAAGAAAGCCCAACCGAAAAGAGAAGCTATAAAAGCTGAGTATGCTGAGAAGCTCAAAGCTCAGAGAGAGCGTATCAAGAAGGTTGAGAAAAGACTTGAGAGTAAGGACACACCTAAGACACAAGCTAAGCTCTGGAAGGAAGAGGAGAAGCTTAGGATTCTCGCATCTGAACAAACTGCTGCCCTGAATGAACTTGAGGTAAAGCTTAAAGGGAGGGTCAATGCAGCAGAGTTTAAATTAAGGCAGAGAATTAACACCTTGGCAAGATCAACGGCTGATAGAAGGGATCTCCTGACAACCAGATTGATGAAGAGTAGGAATGATCTTCAACTTGCATATAGGTCCAGAAAGGCTGGTAAGGAACTTAAACTCTGGAACAACATGACAGATGAACAGAAGACAAGGCACCTGTTTGGAGATAAGGTGCCTACTAAAGAGGGTGAGGTTGCAAGGCAGATCCGTGGATTCAAAGCAATTGATCCAGATGTAAGAGTCTCAGTTGCTGAGACGGTTGATATTGAAACCTTGCCTGACGGAGTGGAAGCTTCTACAGTTCAAGCTCAGTCTGCTGCACCTCTTGGAAGTGCTGGTGCTGCTCAAGCTGGATTCAAACAGATACACCGTCTTCATAAGATTGGTGATGATGCTCAGTCTAAACTGGCTCAGTTCGCCAGAGATGGTGGGTCAGTGCCTGATGACCTGCGTGGTAGACAGATACTTCCTAACTTTACCCGTAAGCTACAAGCTATTCACACCAGGCTGTCAAACTCTGATAACATGGTGGTTCGTGGACTTAACTATCACTTGTTTGAAGCAGGTCAGGGAGGATCTGCTAATCCAGATGGAACCGCTGCTCTTATGTCTGACATCTACGGAAAGCAATTCAGATCAGCCATGCGTGGTAGACTTAGAGATGGGATGGACACCTGGAGAAGAAACCAGGGGATTAGTCAACTTGATATGATATTCAAACCAAAGAACTCATCTTCTTTCTATAAGAAGGTTATGATTGAAACAGCACACCCTGGATCATTCAGTGATGAAGGTATAATCTCTGCTGCTGCTGGAGTTAGGGACCAGTTACAGATGGCAGGTAGGTCTCGTAAAGCTGCTGGAGAGGCAGGATTTGAGAACTTGGATTTAGACCCTAACTATATAACTCGGGTTGTTGATGAAAGCTTGATCAAGACTGCGTGTCACCAGCATGGTAAAGAAAAGGTAGCCGAATTGTTGTCTGAATCTTATCAGAGAGGTAAGTACAATCTTGATAAAGCTACTGCTGATTACATAGCAAGAGGGTATGTTGCCAGATCCTTGGATCACTCTCTTACTATGAGAAGCTTCTCACCTAATGTAAGTACCACTGATATTGATCGTATCGCTGAGAGCTTAAGGAAGGCTGGAGTTCCAGATGATATGATCAAAGAGTTCATGGAGGAGACTGCACAAAGTAATCTGAGTAAAGGCATATCCAATAGAGCTAAGAAATCCTTTGAGCCTGATCTCAGGACGGAGTTGAATGGTCTTAAGATGATTGACTTGATTGACTCGGATCTTCCAAAGCTTCTTGAGAGTTACACAAGAGAGGCAGCAGGAGGGACAGCTATGGCAAGACTTGGTTTCAAGACCAGGAGACAGGCTCTTGAGTTCCTTAATGATGTTCAGAAGGGAGCAGAGAACAATGGACTTGACTTAACAGCAACAGCAGAAGAGATTCAAGTTATTGAAGATGGTATCAACCTTATCTATGGCAGGTCTATCAACACTGAACCTGGATCAGCTTTTGTAAGAAATCTTAGCAGACTGAGAGATGCTACAGCATTCTTGAGATTGCAGACGATGGGAGTATCCACTATCCCAGAGCTTGCCAGAGTGACAGCACAACGTGGACTCGCTAACGTACTTGAAGCTTGTCCTGACCTTGGTGCTATTGCTGGAACTAAAGGTCTTAGAGAGGGTGGTACTCATGCTGGAAGATTTCTTAGGAAAGATTTGGATGAGCTTGAGCAGATGCTTTACTATGTAGGTGAGGATCATGTGATGTACCCAGGCTACTTGAGGGTGGATAACATAGAAGAATCTGCACTGTATAACAGCTTGGGTGGTATGGTTGATAATGCTCTGACTCAAGGTAAGAAGGTTCAGGAAATTATATCCGCTTTTAGAATGGTTCAAGGCTCAGGCGAGAAACTTGCTGTAAGATCTCTTGGCATACAGATAAAGAAGTGGGTAGATGATCTTGGAGATGGGTTGAGTAAGGCTAATATAAATGATGCTGGATGGCATGATGGGTTTATGGATGAACTAAGGGCTTGGATGAAAGCTAACCCTCAGACTACCGTGAACAATGGTAAAGAGGTACGCATGTTCAACTTTGGTAAGATGCCTCCTGACATGCAAGAGAAACTTGTCCTTGGTATGCACCGTCTGGTGTCCAGGGATATGCAGAGACCTTTAATTGGAGAGACACCAACCTTTATGAAGAAATGGTTTGGACAAACACTAACTCAGTTTAGAAACTTCTCCATTACATCTCTTGGTAAGCAGCTTATGCACGATATAAGGCATGATAGGATAGCAGGTTCCATAATTGCTATGCATTCTCTGGCTATGTCTTTCGCTGCATATAGCATATCAACTCTACATAGAGCGATCGGTAGAGAGGATCAAGAGGAATACCTTAAGAAGGCGTTCAGAATAGATGAGATTATATTTGGCTCTCTAAACCGGATGGGTCAGCTTGCCAGTGTTGGTATTGCTGGTGACATGCTGGCTACTCTTGGAGCATTGCCTGATGACATGATGGCTGCACCAGGGCAGTCTGGGTATCGTGGCATGACTTCAACTTCTGTACCTATCTTAGGGGCAGGGGGAGATGTGAAGGGTCTTATTAAAGATACTTTTGATGCTATGAAAGGTGATGGGAATGCAAGTAAATTTGTTAAAGACTTACAGAAAGTCACACCATTTGGTAAGGCAATTGGTATAAACCAGGCTTTTAATGCCGTTTCTGGTGCTTTAGATTAAATAACAAGGAGGTATATATGTCGCTAACATTTGCACAAACACAGGGTAATGGCGTTACTTTAAGTTACCCAATAACACTACAGGGTGGATACTTTACACCAGACGATATAGTTGTTGAATTCATTGATGTCGCTACAGGTGAGATTACTGAACAATCAGATACAACTTATTCAATTGAAACAGGGTTTGTTATCTTTCAAACTGCTCCAACTTCTGATGTGTATGTAAGGATAAGAAGAAAGGTAGCCTTAGAAAACACATATTCATCTTTTAATAGAGGAAATGATTTTGGCAAAGACAACATAAACAACTCTTTCTTAAATGTTCTTTATCAACTTCAGCAGCTTGCTGATGGTTTCTTACCTGATGACTTCTACCTCAAGTATAATCTAAATGCAGGGTCTAAGAGGATTGTGAGGCTATTAGATGGAGAAGATGATCAGGATGCGGCCACAGTGTCTCAGCTTAATACAAGATTGGCAACCAATGCTACTTATCTTGAGGGCGCTGAGGCTGCCCAAGCTGCTGCTGAATTGGCACAGTCATTGGCCGAAGCTGCACAAGCTGCTGCTGAACTGGCTGAGAGTAATGTTGCTACATTGACTGCTGCCATTGACTCGTTGGAGCTTAGTCCAGAAGATCTTGCTACCTTGCAATCTTCTGTTGAAGGTTTCTCTGCTGACCTTGCAACCACTAATACCAATGTCTCTACCAATACCAGTAACATTGCGACCAATACATCTGATATTGCTACCAATACAACTGCGGTTGCTCTGAACACAGCACACAGAACTAATACTTCTAATCCGCATAATGTCACCCAAGAACAAATTGGTTATACTGCTTCTGATGTCTTGGCTAAATTAAAGACGGTGGATTCTGACCACTCTGGATTGAATGCCAACACATTACAAGGGCGTGTAGCAGAAGAATTCCAGTATGCCAGTACAGCATTTGATGGTACTGTTCATCTTAAAGGAACAAGAACTTCTTCAGGAACTTGGACTCTCTCCGGGCTGACTGTAGGAAAGCCTTTGTATTTAGGTCTCAGGGACGAGTCTGGTGCT